TGCAAGCGGCGTTGCCCACTGCACTGCCGCCGAATGGCTCCGCGAGCGGGGATCTTTCGGGGTCGTATCCGTCGCCCACCGTCGCCAAGCTCAACGGCAATACACCGGGCGGCGCGTGTACGAATCAAGTCGTGACCTCCTTGAGCAACTCCGCGGTGCCTACGTGTTCGACGGTCACCTCGACGCAGACCGATACGACGCTCGCGAAAACGGGAACCGACATCAACACGTCGAATCAGGTCGTATCGACGCACCTCACGTCCTCTCTGCCCGTGACTCAAGGCGGGACGGGCGTGGCTACGTTGTCTGCGGGACTCGTGACTGCCGCCGGAGCGACCGCATTCAGCACGGTCGCGGCGCCGTCGAGCACGGTGGTAGGAGCGAGCGATACACAGACACTGACCAATAAGTCGATTAGCGGCAGCACGAATACGCTGTCAAATATCACTGCTAACAACGTGCAGCTCGGCAACCTCTCAACCGGCACCACAACTCCGAGCGTCACCACAAGTTGGCTCTACAACGCCTCTACGCTGACGGGTACGCCGACCTTCTTCGGTACGCCCAATCGTTCTTCTCCCTATTGGAGCCTCGTCACGAGCAGCGAGGCGTGCCCCAATACGGGCGTAGGCGCGACCGGCCTCTGCACGATTCGCGAGGATTACTTGAAGCTCGTCAGCGGCTGGGATGGATTCCAGGCAGGCCCCGAGTCATACATCCAGGCAAATGCGCCGCCCCTCACGAATACGTCGAGCGTCCCCTACATCATTACGACGGGGGCGACCGGCACCGGGACCGTCGAGACCTTGACCTACGCCTCGCGCACGACGCTGCCCACCGTGGGACAGAACATTGCGATTGTCAATTGCGGGACCAGCGCCTTCAATTCGCAGGCCAAGTCGGTCGCCGTGATTAGCGTCAATACGACCACCCTCACGGTAGCCTCGGCCGCGACCGGCACCAACTCGGGGGCGGCCTGCACCATCGAGTCTCCCGGCATCTCGACCAATATCACCAATTCAAAGACCTTCACCAAGCTCGTGACCAACTTCGGAGGTATCGCTGGCTCCTACGGGGGCGCCAACGGCAACATCTTCGGTGGCAACCCCAACGTCGGGACTAGCACCTCGGCGGTCAACTACGCACTCCTGAACGGGACTGAATTTGACATGAACTGCGTGGTCGGTTGCACTGTCGTCGAAAAACATGCAGCGGACTTTCAACTCGCGGGCGTGTGCAGCCCTGAGCCCTGCGGCTCGGAGGTGCGCGGGCTCTACGATGACTCGGCCCTGGAGATTGGCACGGGGGACAGTTACTTCTCCTCGACCTGGGACACAATCCTCAGCGTGGGCAGCATCGCGCACTCCGCGCCCACCAACTTCGAGAGCGATTTTCTAGTCTTCCCGCGCCGCTACTTAGGGTTCACTCAGGCGCCGATGCTGCGCACGGGCCTCGATTTCAGTCACGTCCTTTTCACCAATGCGACGAGTTCTGGCTCGATCTCGGTCACCGGGGCTACTGGCAGCGGCACGCTCGCGACGCTCACATACTCATCAGGCCCCACCCCCCAGGTGGGCGCGCTCATCGTGGTGAGCGGGGTGGGCAGCGGCTATGACTGCACTTACAACTGCTTCGTCACCGGCACTACCTCCACGACTGTTTCCTACGTGAGCGCGGCGACTGCCACCTTGGGCGCAGGCGGCACGTTCAGCGTGACGAGTCCGCAGGGCAGTGTCATCAAGAGCGCGGGTTTCAATGTAGATGGCCCCTCGGGCACCGTGTCGAGTTATTCGGTGAACGTCGGCACGGGCGGCATTAGCGGGCAGACCGGCACGGTTGCCTCGATTGCATTCGACCCAGGCAACGGCTACGGAGCCGGGGGCGCTTACTTCTACGCGCAGTCGGTCACGATCTGCATGGACGGTATCACCAACTGCTCTGTGAATGGCACCAGCACCAATGGCACCACGCCGAACGGCGTGCAGACCGTCGCACCCGATGGGGCGACGCCGCCCACCTTCGGGCAGGTGAATTACGCACTCGTGGCCGCGCTCATGATGGATTCAAACAGTGTCTCCACCATCGGGAGCGGGGTCGGCTGCGCCAATGGCGATGTGCTCACGATTACCGGGGGTACCAGCTCCCAGGCCGCGCAGATCACTCTTGCCGTCAATGGGGGCGCAGTCACCGGGGCCACCGTCACGACGCCAGGTGCCTATACCGTCATGCCGAACCTCACCAGCGAGACCAACAGCAACTTCACGGGAGGCTCTTGCAGCACGTATCCGACGCTCTCGCTCGGCTTTCAGATCACCTCGGTCACCGTGTCGGCGGGAGGCTCTTATCCTTTCTGCACGCCGCCCCCGCAGGTGTGGAGCAAAGCGTTTGCTGCGTCAATCAATTCCCCGGCACGGATACGCGCTGTCATGACCTGTACCAATCAACCGGCGTCGTTCCCGAATGGTCTCTCGGCGAGCGCCCCGGTGCTGCTGCCGAATTACACCGTCTCATCTGGCATCGGGGCTCCCGCACTCCCGACGTGTAACAGCACGACGAACAAGTACGGTGAGGCCGTAGTGATTGACGCGATCTCCGCCACCTACAACGGCACACCCACGGGAGGCGGCAGTACATTCGCAAAAGTAATATGCAGCGGTTCATCAGGATGGGTGATGCAATGACGATGATATCAACCCAAGCCCCGGGCGCGGGCGGCGCAAGTTGCGCATGGATTCAAGTGTTTTCTGATTTTTCGACCCGATTAAAACTGTCAACGAGGAGTGTGATAAATGGCCAACTTAAGTAATCGAACCCGCAACGTGATCGTTGATGGGTATTTCCGCGGCGGAGCGATGGGCTCCACGGGCGCCGTCAATTCAACGACCGTCGTCAAAGGCATCTGGACCGCTTCGACTTCCTACACGTTCGGCGACATCGTGTGTCCTGCCGCGGGCTCGACCGGAGCGGGAGGCAAGTTTCTGCAATGCACGAGCACGGGCTCGAATACGTCCGCGGCTTCTGCACCCTCGCTCACGGGCATTTATGTGGGCAGTGCGGTAACGGATAACGCGGTGACGTGGCAGGTGATCCCGGCGATGCCGGGGCTTTACAACCTGTACGTCGGCTTGCTCGTCGCGAACAAGGGTGCTCGTGCAAACTCCACGGCCTACAGTTCGGGGGACGCCATCATTCTGACCGCGAGCGCTGCGCCCGCGGGCGATGGCCGGCAGCACTTGTACTATTGCTCCACTGCGGGCACGAGCAGCGGGTCGCAGCCGACGACTTACGCAGGAGCGCCCGGAGAAGTCATCGTCGATGGCACCGCGACCTTCACGGAACTGTCAAATCTGTTGCAGACAGGCACCTGGTCCGCGGCCACGGGGCTGACAGAGTGCGCGGCCGCGACCTACACGCGCAGCAACGGCAGCGCGGGCAACATTATCGCGGCTCTCGCGAATTGGGCCGCAACCTCAACGAGCGCCGGCACGGGGTCGTCCACGGGCACGAATGGCACGACGCAGAACATCAACGCCTTTTCCTTCCCCTCCCCGGGTGCGTCCTCCTGGGCTGTGGCCCCGGCGGCGGTTGTGGGGCTTGTGATTTACGATCAGCTCACCGGGGGCAATTACATCGGCTGGGGTGCGCTGACGGTGCCGAAGACCGTGAATGCGGGCGATGCGCCCCCGAGCTTCTCCGCTCAGACCCTCACGAACCAGATCGATAACTAATCGACGCCGATGGCGAACCGTTCCTCTTTCGTATCGGCGTCCGTGTACAAGCAAAGCTTGGACGGACGTTGGTACACACAGTACCCTTACGGCACGGCGATCCCCGGGCAGGCGCAGTTGCAGGCTGAGCTTTCCTCCGTGTCGTCCATCAAGGGTACCTTGGGGACGGGAATCTTATTGGCCTCGTCGCTCGCCGCGCCGATGTCGATCCAAGGGTCGCTCAATAAAACAGGAGGGCCAGGCGCCGCGCTGCAAGCGGCGTTGCAATCGTACAACACGATTCTCGGCTCCTTGACCGTGCAGCCGCAGGCGTACTATGACGGCGATATCTCGGTCAACGGCGCGCAGTGGATCAATGGTGCGGGACTCAATCTGTCGAGTTCACTTCAGGGGGTGAACCTCTCGGGGCTCGAAACGTCCGCGGCGCAAGGGTACGCGGACTGGTATGGGCAGAACATGGCGCCGGTGATGGCGCTGGCGTCCACCTGGGCCATCAATTGCGTGCGCATCCCGCTGAACGCCGCCTCGTTCCTCGCGGGCACGACGATGCCGGGGTTGACGTGTCGCAACCTCAACAACACGGGCACAGGGTGGAACGGCCCCGCGCGCAGTCCCGATCCGAATGGTACCTACGTCAACTCGGTGGATACGATTGTTGCGCTCGCGCAGTATTACGGCTGTTACGTGTGGTTCAGCGGGCACTGGTCCGCGCCGACATTTAAGTTCACGGGCGACACCGTACCCGTGCAGGCGATGCCCCTGGGGCAGCCGCCGTTCATCGATGCGCTGCTGTATCAGATGTGGCTTGCGGTGGGCACGCGGTATTGCTCCCCCAGTTCTCCTCCGATCACCGTGCCCCTGCAAATCAGCTCGGCGAGTACGTCGCTCATTACGACGCCGAATCTCTCGGGCGCGTTGACCATCGGGGCGTCGAGCGGCGGCCCTGCGAATCCCACCGTCTGGAATGCAGGTAGTGCGACAAACAACGGGCAGGGCAATAATCCTGCGGACAGTGAATTGCGGGGCTTCCTGTTCTTAAGGCCCGGATTCACGAATCCTCTTGTGTTCTCGACGACGCCGTGGAACATGGGCGCCATGACGGGATTGTCGGGATACAACGCCCAGACGAATCAGGTGCAGGTCAATAACCCCGCCAATGCGACGCCGACGAGCTTCGCTTGGACGGGGAACGAGATGGCGTTTTGGATCGATTCGGACGACGCGCCGACGGCGAGCGCCACGAATCCGATTCTCGTGAGTTTGTTTTCCGAGTGGGATTCAGTCGCCCCCGCGCCAATCTGGGCGAACGGCGGGGGCACACTCACGATGGGGGCGCAGTTTCAGTTCCAGGTCGTGAGTGGCGGCCCGTACAACAAGATGAGCCTTCAATTTTTGGACCCCGCCGCTAACGTGTATCTGGGCATTGCTGCCAAGGTGCTCGATACGGGAGCCCCGAGTTCAATCGGATTTCTGGTTTCAGGCAGCGCTGCGGGGCGCACTCCGATCTATCAGTTGTCCGTGCCGATTGGCTACGACACGACGACGACGAAGGACAGCACGTACACGGGCAACACGTATACGCCGTCACAATTCTTGACGACGACGAGCGGCACGACGCAAAGCGGCGCCACTCCGAACACGTTCCAAACGCTGACGGTCACCATTACCCCCGCACAATTCAAGGCGTGGATTACCTGGGCGAACCTCGCGGCAACGGCGGCAGGTGGCACAGCGGCAGGGTTCCCGCCGATCAGTACGGATATCACCACGTATCTGTTCCGTCAGTTCCACACGAACAATGAAATCAGTGCGACCGGCAGCAAGTCCACGTTTGGCCATGTGATGAAGGGCTTTGCCCTGTCACAAAACGGGTCGGGTCCTGTCGATGTGACCTTGAGCAAAAATGCAATCGTTCTTGAACTGATGAACGAACCATTCCTCGACACGATGAACGGCTACGGAGAACCGCCCAATGCCGCCTGCACCACGGCGATGGGCGGCACGCCGAATGCGAATGGCACGTACAGCCCGACGACAATCAGCTACTGGTATTCCTCCGCCTACAATTGGGGTGCGGCGCAAGCGACGAACGGCGACAGCGCGGTGACCGTTAATCAGTCGTGGCAAGCCTACGGGTACAATCAAGTCGGCCAGGCGCTGCGAGCGCTCGGCATTCAGAACATCATCCAGTGCAACGGCTGCGGGTACGCAAATGCGCCGAGCACCTATGCGAGATGGATCTTCAATGATTCGCTCGTGCCGCCGCAGGTTGCCGTCGGTCAGCATACCTACTCGGACACCGTTTATGCTTACGGAGAGAAGTACCCGAACGTTTTACCCGATGCTGGATCAGGGGGCGCCAACTGGCATGTAGCGGGCACCGATGCCGTGCTCGCCGCAAACATTGCGCTCGCGTACACCGAGGATGGAGGCTATGGGGGACCGCAGTGCACCCAGACGCCCGCCGAGCCGCACACGAATTACCTGATCCCCTATGCGCAGTCGCGGGGCATTCCGTACTTCGCCTGGACGTTCTGGCCCTCGGTCACTTCGAGCGGTCAGACCGCGAACGCCAACGTGACGAATTATCTGTTGCAGGACTTGACCTCGGGCGTGCCGACCCAAGGGCAAGGAGCGATCACTTACGCGGCGTATACCAATACGTCGGTGGCGGTTCCTCCCACCATTACGCCCGCGCAATCGAGCAACACGTACACCGCGCCCATCACGATTGGCATTGCGTCGCCGACCCCGGGCGCCTATATCGCGTACACGCTTGACGGCTCGACGCCGATTCCCGGCGTGTCGCCGGGCGGCGCGTCCCCCCTGTCCTTCACCCTGAATCCGCCGAGCACCGGCACTCAGACGACGGTGACCGCGCTCACCTACGTCCCCACCGGGGGATACAGTCCGAGCGGCACGAGCGCCGTGACGTACACCTTCGGTAGTGCGCCGGGGTTGATGATTACCACTGTGCTGCCCTCGCAGTTGACGCAGAATCAAGCGATCTCGCCGATTCAGCAAACCTCCTCCGGGGGCGTGGGCACGGTGACCTGGGGCAAGAACCCCACGGGGTTGCCGACGGGGCTGACCGAGACGACCGCGGGCGTGATCTCGGGCACACCGACAGGGGCGACGACGTACAACTGGACGCAGACGGCGCAGGATTCCTCCACGCCCACGCCGCAGACGGCGAGCGCCGCGCAGTCGATTCAAGTGGTGGCGGCAGGGACGGTGCCTACGCTGGTGCAATTGCTATTGCAGGGGCAGACTTTTGCGGGTCAAGGAGACCTCGACGCCGGAGACCCAGATCGTGTGCAGCCGGTTAATCCCAATTACGCCATGATCGGCTGGCAGGGACTTACGAGTGCGACCTCCTATAACATTTATCGGGCGACGATTCCCGTCGGCTCGCAAGCAACGGGCACGCTCAATTACGGCACGACTCCTTACGCATCAATCACCGCAGCAGCAGCGGCAACCAAGTATTCGGGCTATGTGTCGAGTGCTACGGGCAGCAATGTGGTCTCGGGGATCAATTGCGCCTGGGATAGCACGGCGGAAACCAATTGCTGCAACGGCACGCGGGGTGCGTCGATTACGGGCACAAACGGATCGAACAACGGCACCTTGTCGCCTGGCGATATGTGGGCTGCCACGGGGTATTCATACAAGGTGTCTGCAATTGTCGGTGGAGTAGAAACAGCGTTGTCGGCGGCGCATTACGCGATCTTTATTGCCAATGGCCAAAAAATCATGTGCCTCGATTCATTCAACGATGGCGCCGTGAACTATGCCGCGACGGACGGTGGGACGACGCCTTCGGGCAACACCAAGACGTTGAAATTCTCAAGCAACGGGGGTTCCACCTTCTACTTCAACCCCTACGCGGGTAATGGCAGCACGGAGTTCAACATGAATGCACGCGCGTTCAACTATGTTGAATTGAACGTCAAGGCCAACCAAGCGGGCGACCTGCAAATTGTTTGCGAGAATGAGGGTGATAACTACATCATCATCAAATCTCCTTACACTCCGGCAACCGTAACTGAAGTCTACCTATCAAGTTATGCAACCTTCGTGGTAGGTGAGTACGTACACTTCAAGATTCCGCTTGCAGATATCGCGACCGATGTCTATCGAGGGCGCCAGAATGCCTTTTATAAATTCGGCAGCTTGACAGCGCCGTATGGTCAAACAACGGTGTGGTGGATCGATGACTGGAAGTTTACGACGTGACCGCAGTCACCGGCTTCGAGTGCGTTAACACGGGGGAGGGGTCCTCGTATCCGGGGGCTGTGTTCGCGTGTCACACCGCGATTGCGGCCCCCATCGCCGCGGGCTCCGTCATTGTCGTGCGTGCGTACAAGAGCGCCGACAACTCGACGCCCGTGACCATGAAGGACACGCAGGGCAACACGTATACCCAAATTCAATCGCTCGTCAATACGCCCGGAGGCGTGGGCGATGAATGGAAATATGTGTTTCTTGCACAAAATGTCGCCGCGCTGCCGACCGCGGGCGTTGACCTTTACACCTCGGCCGCGACGCCCACCAACTCGCCCACGCTAACGTTCACCTCGACCACGGGCGTCAGTGTGGGAATGACCGTCACCGCGTATGGGCTCGCCTGGGGCACCACGGTGACGGGCGTCACGAGCACCACGGTGACACTCTCGACGCCTTCCACATCCTCGATGGTCACGAATTACAAGGTCACCTTCGGAGATTGCATCTATTTTAATCTGCTGACGGGTGCGGGCGGAGGCACAGATTACGTCGGGTATTATGCAACGGTCGTTACCGGGGGGCTTGTTGCTATTCCGTATGGGGGCGCGGGGTATTCTGCGATATTCCAAAACCCCACGCCGATCACAAGCACAACTGCCACAGGCAACGTGACCTCCGGCCCCTTGGGTCCGTTCACGGGGTCGGTTCTGGTGCTGGGCGATTCATTCAATGTGACCGATAGCGGGTCGGCTCCCTACTATCCGGCGCAGGATAATTTGACGCTGCTCGCGAATTATTTTCAATATGCGTCCGCCGGCAACGCCAATCTTGCGACCTGCGGCTATGGGACGTTCAGCAGCCCCTCCTCCATCGCCGCTCTGTTCAGTTCGCAGTCCCCAGGTGCGACGGGCGACACGTACATGAGCGATATTGTCGTGTTGCAGCTCGCGGGCAGCGGCGGAGGTGCGGCGCTCGCCTCCGCACTGACCGCGCCCGATGCGATCTCGGGCACGCTCACGACATCGATCACGATGGCCGCCGCCTTGACGAGTGTCGCGAGTATCGCGGGGACATTGGGCAGCGCGGTCAACCCGCTCCCCTCCGCGTGGCTCACCGCGCCGTGTACGATTTCGGGCTCGTTGACGCCAGGACAAGCCGCGCTTGCCTCCGCGCTGCAAGCCCCCTGTGCGCTGCGCGGACAGCTCACGAACTACGCCAGCGTCGTGTTGAGCAACGCGCCCTGGTACGGTCCCGGCAGTGTTTATGACCCGAATTACTGGGAGGATGCGGCGCCCGTTCCCGGGACGACGTTGTGGTACGACCCGACGTACTTGATCGTGCTCGCCACGGGCGCTGTGATCTCGACGCAGAACCCCGTGACCGCGTTGATGTTCTTTCAAGACGGATCGGAGACGGGCTCGGGCTGGGCACAAGGCACCTATTCGCTCACGCCGGGCGAAGTGTCCTACCTGCATGCGCCCTGTACGATCACGGGGTCGCTGACGACACTCCCGAACGTGTTCTCGACGGGTCTCACCAATCCCTGCACGATCTCGGGCACGCTCACGACGGGCATTGCGCTCACTGCGGGGATCTCAGCGCCGAGCGCACTATCCGCAACGCTCAGCACAGGGATTGCGCTCACCTCCGCGCTCAACGCCCCCTGTACGCTCTCTGCGTCGATTTCGCAGGCGTCGCAGCTTGCCGGGGGAATGACCGCGACCGTGAGCGTGACGGGTTCCTTGAGCACGAGCATACGGTTAGCCGCATCGCTCGGGGCTCCGGCGCTCATTCAGGGGGCGCTGAATGCGGGCCCTGCATGGCGTGCGACGCTCTCAGCGCCGAGCACGATTCAGGGGGCGCTGACGGCGCAGACTCGCTTTGCCTCCGCGCTGCAAGCCCCTGCGTCGGTCAGGGGCACGATCACGACGGCGATACAGCTCGCGCAATCCCTGTACGCTCCCGTGACGATGCGCGGGTCGCTGACGACGAACTTTGCGCTGGCCGCCGGGCTGTCGTCGAAGGCGACAATCACGGGAACCTTGGGCTCTGTGGCGCTATTCGGGAGCACGCGCACGGCGCCGTGTTCGATACGGGGCACGTTGACCGTCGGGGCGGGACTCGCGGCGAATCTGCAAGCCCCCTGCACGATAACGCCCTCGCTGTTCGCGCAAGCGCAATTCGCGTGCAACATGACGGCCCCCTGTACGATTGATCCGTATCTGCGCACCCAGGCGAGCCCGATTGGCATCTATAAAGGAGACCCCACTATGACGGTCGGCGCCCCGTTCCAGGATCAGCCCACCGTGCTGACATTTGGCCCCACGCAACAGGATGTGGTGTCGTTTGACTTCGCACCGATACTGCCCCCGGGCGTGACGTTGCAGGGGGTGGCGAGCTTCTCCGTTGAGAACAGCGCGGGCTCAGACGCAACGCCCGCGAATATTCTTGTCGGCGTCGGTTCATTCGATCCCACGCTGACACAGGTGCTCGTGCCCGTGAACGCCGCGAACGGGATGCTCAATAACGACTACTACATCATCTGTACGTGCGCGACGACGAACCCACAAATTGTGCTCGACCGTTTTGCGCTCGTGCAAATACGAGGATGAACCCGAAATGAATCGAACCCATGACCGTGCCGCCGTCATGTCCTCTGTCGATAAAATGCCCTTCTACGCCCCAGGGCAATTGGGCAAGACGCGACGCCTCACGCCCGAGAAGTATTTGCTGTGTGAGGGTGTGGCGATTGCGCGCACGGGCGAACAGCAATACCGGGCGGATGAACTTGCGCTGACCCCCGACGCTTCAGGGATCATTACGATTCATCGGGTGGCGGAGGAGGTGTTCGACCCCGAATCGATGGCGAGCTTTGAGGGCAAGTCGGTGACCATGGAGCACCCGCCGATGTTTTGCTCGCCCGAGACGTATAAGCGGTTTGAGGTGGGCACCGTGCATAACGTGCGGCGCGGAGAGGGAGTGGAGGATGAGCTGCTGATTGCGGATCTGCTCATCAAAGATCCCAAGGCCATTGAGTGGGTCAACACGCGCCGGCCGCAATTGTCGAATGGCTATGATTCTGAATATGACGATTCCCCCGCGGGTGTCGGTCATTATATTCAACGGCAGATCCGTGGCAATCACACGGCGCTCGTTGACTATGGGCGCGCGGGTTCGCGCGTCTCGACGCGGGATAGTGTTTCATTTTTATCACCCCCAGAGGACAACACAATGAGTGTACGCACACGGTTTGGTCGGATTTTCAAACGAGCGCTCGATGCGGCAACGGCCAAAGACGCACGCGCACTCGATGAGGCAGCGGAGGAGATGGAGGACATGATGGACCCGGGCAACGTGAACAAGCTCGCCGAGTTCCACCCCTCGTCCGACTCCGAGAAACTGAAGGAGGCGATGGACTGGATTCGCGACCGCAAGGCGAAGGACGTTGCGGAGGAGGAGCGCAAGACGGCAGAGAAGAAGGCCGAGGATGCTCGCAAGGCGAAGGACGAGGAGGAGGAAAAGAAAAAGGCCGAGGATGCTCGCAAGGCGAAGGACGAGGAGGAAAAGAAGAAGGCCGAGGACAGCCGCCGCGCGACCGACACCGCCGCTCGTATGACGGATGTGATGTCGTTTGCGGAGGTGCTGTGCCCGGGGATCAAGGCTCCGACCCAGGACGCACTCAGCGTCGTCGATGCGATCCCGAACTTTCAGTTCCAGGCGATCACGGAGGCCTGCAAGAACGCGGACACGCTCAAGGTGATCGAATCGACGCTTGCCCCCTTGGGCCTGTCTTCCGTCGCGCAGATCACGAAGGACCATGCGCCCGCGGTGTTTGCGGCATCCACCGTATTGATGAAAGCGCGAAACAAGGGCGTGATGCCGGGGGTCAAGAAAACCGAGGACGGCACGGCGGGCAAGGCCGTCGATGCCAAGACGTTTTCCGACAAAACGACCTCCTTCTGGGATAAGGTCACGGCGACCGCGCCCGTAGCGTCCTCGAGTCGCACGTAATTTCGGCAGCGCACATTTAAGCTCACACACCAACGAGGTTTATCGATATGACTTCCAATGCCATTCTTTTCCGCGCTGCATACGCGATTCCCGGCATGCTCACGCGCGGCACGCACGACAACAAGATCGAGGCGCAAGCGTATAACACAGCGCTCGTCTCCTACCCGAGCACCGGCGCCGCGGGGCAGTTCCTGGCGTTCGGCTGGCCGGGGAAAATGTCCTCATCGCTTTTCGTGCCGCTCGCGGTCGTCGGCGATACGACTCCCTACGGCTGGCTCGTGCGGCCCTACCCGATTTCGGGCGCCAATGCCTCGGACCCGTTGGGCACGGCGGTGCCGAACTGTGCCGCGGGTGTCGCCGCCAACGTGCTGCGCTCCGGGTACATCGGCGTCTTCGTGCAAGCAGGTGCCTCCTCAGTGGCGCAGGGCGGCACGGTGTACGTCCGCTATGCCAACGGCGCCGCGGGCACGCCCGTGGGCGGCATCGAGGGCGCGTATATTTCGGGCACGAACGTTGCGCTCACCACCTGGAGTGGCGGCGCGATGGGGTCGATGTTCATGGGTCCTGCGGATGCCAACGGGTACGCAGAAGTCGCCTTCAACGTCTAATTCAACCACAGCGTAAAACGGAGATAATTGAACAATGCGTAATCAAGATCGATCAATCAAGGCTGCGGTGAATGCGGCGATTGCCGCCGGGCGCTGCCCGACGGTCGTCAACGACCCGAACACCAAGCTCACGCACCGCGAAACACTGAGCCACAAGCGGGTGCATCGTGTGCATGACAGCCTGCAAACCTACGACCAGCAAGCCTTCGACAGCGCGGGCGTGTTCATGATCGGGGAACTTGAACGGCTCGACCAGGAACTGCACATGCCCTTGATCGAGTACACCTGGGGACGGGATATCGACACCCGCACCGATGTGACGATGGCGGATGAAATCAGCTCTTTCACCAACAGCAATTTCGCGGTGACGCAGGGCATTCCGGGATCGAACAAGTCCTGGAGCGGCAAGACATCGACGGCCATCGCAGGGCTCGGGGTCGATATCGGCAAGACGACTCAGCCGTTGCCGATTTGGGCGATGGAGGTCTCGTGGACGATCCCTGAACTGCTGTCCGCGGCGCGTCTCGGGCGTCCGCTCGATACGCAGATGTTCGAGTTCATGCAAGAGAAGTGGCAGATGGACGTGGACGAAGAAACGTACATGGGCGACTCCGTGCTCGGCATGAACGGGATGTTCAACCACACCTCGCTCACCAACACGGGCAACGCGGTCAACGGTCTGTGGGCCTCGGCATCCCCGGCACAGATACTCGCCGACATCAACTCGCTGTTGACGAGCGTGTACACGACGGCGGGCACGAAGGTCGTGCCGAACCGCCTGCTCCTGAGTCCGACCGAGTATACGTTGCTCGTCTCGACGCTCATCAGCACGGCGGGTACCACGTCGATCCTGAAGTTCGTGCTCGACAACAACGCGACGCTCGGCGTGGGCGCGGAGCCGTTGAAAATCTTCCCCTGCAAGTGGCTCGTCGGCACGGGCAACACGCTCGGGGGCGTGGCGGGCAGGGGTCCCACGACCACGAACTCGATGTACGCCTACGACAAGAACCGCAAGCGCATCCGCATGCCGATTGTCCCTTTGCAGCGCACGCCCATCGAGCCGCGCGGTATTCGGCAAATCACGACCTACTTTGGCCGCTTGGGCGGCGTGGAAATGGTGTACCCGGAGACCTGTGGCCGTCGGTCGAATCTCGCGTAAGTCTCGTTTCGTTTAAGACGTTTTCAACAAGGGGTCAAAGCAAATGGCTATCCGTAATGTGCTCAAGTCCTTCCGCTTCAGCCGCCCGCACGCGGCAGGAGCGGTCCGCAATGGTGTTCCGCCCGAACTCGTGTTTCATCCCGGGGTGCAGGAGATTGACGATGACGTGCTCGCGCACCCCTGGGTTGCGGCCGGGGCGGATGGGTGTATCGAGTCGGAGGAGGAAGCGGAGATTCGGGCAACGAATCTTGCGGAAGCGGCGAAGCTCTCACAGCAACTCGCGAATGAGGCGAATGTGAGGGCGCGGGCGGCGTTCAATAATCTCGTGGCCGCGCACAACCGCACATCACCCAATGCGCCGCTCGATGAGCGTTCGCTCGATCTGCCGTTGTCCGTGTTACAGGCGCGGCAGGATCGGCCGCTGACGAGTGAGGAGGAACAGGGGCTGGTAGCGCGGGCACAGGAGGAGCGGCATCAGGCCATGGTGGCGACGAATGCGTCGCAAGCCGCGATGCAGCAGAGCGAGGACGCCTCAAAGCTCAAGCGCAAAAAGGCGTAAGCGCGCATGTCAGTCACCCCGCAAAGTTTCCGCAGTACGTTTGGCGAGTTCGCCGATCCTCAGGCGTACACGGATGCCGCCATCACGACATGGATCAATAATGCGGTTGCGTTGCTCGATGAATGCCGCTGGGGCACGATGCTCGACTACGGCACCATGCTGTACGTCGCGCATGTGCTCGTCGTGCGGCGGCGCTCTGCGCTCGCGAGCGCCGTGGGAGGGGTGCCGGGCGAGGTCAAGGGGCCGCTCACATCGCGTACCGTGGACAAGGTGTCCACGTCGTTCGACTCCCAAGCCGTGACGTTTGATGCGGCGGGATTCTACAACTCAACGACCTACGGCCTGGAGCTGTGGCAGCTCATGCTGCAATTTGGCGCGGGACCGTTGCAGGTCACGCAGCCCTGGGGCGACCCCTCCAACACGGATGGGGGCGGGTTTTGGTTCGGCATGCTGCCCGGGCAATGAAGCAAATAGGGCAGCGCGTGTATGTGGTCGAGGACACGAGCGCGGAAGTGTTCGAGGCGCTGCGGGAGATTACGCGCCTGCAGGTGTTGATCGGCATCCCGGAAGCGAATGCGCCCCGGGAGGACTCGCCCATCAATAACGCGACGATTGGGTACTTGATGGAGTTCGGGTCTCCGGCCGCGAACATCCCTGCGCGGGCATGGCTCGTGCCGGGAGTCGAAAAAGTGCTGCCCAAATGCCTGAAGTACATTGAAGCCGCCACCCAAGCGGGCTTCGACGGGGACAAAGGCAAGATGAGGCAGTACCTGAATGCCGCCGGCATCATCGGGGCCGAGGGCGCGAAGAATGAAATGCGCACCGGGAATTTCGTGCCCCTGAAGCCCTCCACGATAGCCGCCCGGCACCGGC